TCAGCAGCAGCAGCAGCACCATTAGAATATCCTGATTCTTTTACAAATCTAACAACATCAGAACCAGTCGCACCATTAGGAATGATTTGTCTCATGTTCTGCGGTCTGTTAGGGTCAAATTTAAACCCTGGTACTCTGTCAGCTGGTACGACCTCGCCTGAAAAATCAGCATTCATGGTCATATCTGCTTTGATTTCAAATGCAGCAGCATTTGTATTACCCTTTACTAAATTTTCAATTGCACCTTCATTAAGTGCTTTTGTCAAGTTAGTTTTAAAATCTTTTGATTCATTCTTTTTCTCAAACATTTTTTTGTTTTCAACTTCGAATGCATCAAATCTTTCGTTAAATTTTTTAGTCAAGTTATCAATCTCTCCTTTAAGAGCTGAATCTGCCTGACCATTAGCACTTTCTAGTGCTTGTCCAGTAGCTTTCTCAATCTTTTCATCAATGATGTTTCCTAATTGGTCAAGCTGATTTTTAATATTTTCTTCCATTTTTTTAGAAAATTATTTTAAATTATTCAACAAATATTTATAAACATCAAACTCAGATTTTTGTTCGACTGGCTCAGTAGTTTCAATAACTGGCTGAGTAGCATCAATGAATAAAGATTTAAGTTTGTATATTTCGCCTTCTATGGCATAACCCATCTCATCCGAGATGTTTCCTTTACGAATTAACTTACAAAGGTTATCGTATCTTTTATAAATGTCATCAATGATTATAGAACCTTTGACATCCATTATTTTTGCTTGGTCATTTGCAGCTAATGTTACAGCTGAAATCTCAAACAATTTAACTTCTTTTAATTCTCTGTAATCACCTCTATCTTCTTTTTGTATTGGTAATATTCCAACAGAGTTTTCTGTAATCACACCAGCTTTCATTAGTTCGATTACATCTTTACCTAATTGAGTTTTAGGCACTTCGGCTACAAATACTAAACCCTTTTCATCTTCATACAACTCATTCATTTTTCCAATAGGTTGCATCATATTATGCTGATATAAGTATTTGACCCTTTCGCCATTCTCTCTTATTGTTTTCTGATATGCACCCCTCATAATTACATCATCATCTGCATCTTTATTATCAAAATAAGAACCATAACCTTTTACGATTGAGTTCTTTTCATCATAGTCAGATAATTCACCAAGTGGTGCTGCTTTGTAAATAAAATTCATAATTATAATTTTCTGTAAAATTACTAATTTTTTAATTAGTCAGTTGTCAGAGAATCACCAGCAATCAATGCAGCAGACAATGCACCTAAATTAGCAAAAGGATTAGCTGGTTCTGGTACTGGAAAAGGAAACATTGAGCATCTACAATTAATAACATTCCTGGCACTACCTTCGCCAGGTCTTTGAATATATTCACCACCTACTAGAAATGGTTTGTCAAAATCAACTTCTTGACCATTTGCAGCACCATGCCATGCTCTCTCTCTGCCATCCATTGATGTCATCCATCTTTTTTTCATTTGCCTACCAGCATATACTTTCATTGCACTTTGTTCAATTCCATAATTACCAGCCCTAGCTGATTCTGTTCTAACCAATCTTAATGCTTGTACTCTAGAATATCTTTTAAATTGTTTTCTTAATATCCTTGCTTTCTCATCAGCACCAGTAGTTGCAAAATCTGGGTCACTCATTAATCTTTGTGTAATCTTAATCAAACTTTTTTTTGCAGTACCACTAACTAATACAACATTAGTTGCAGCATTTTGTTTAGCATAATTGTTAAATGCTATTAACCAAATACTAATAAATTTATTTGGGTCAGTACCTTTTTGTTCGTACTTATCAAAATAACGAGCATACCATTTTGCAAATCTCATTGCAACAGTTTCATACATATCAATGTATAATTTTTCTAAGTCACCATATTTGAATAATGAAGGGTAATCAGTTGAACCAGTATTGATAAAATTGTCAACTCCTTTATTATAGTTAGATTCATAAAATTTTCTAACCATTGGATAAATAGATTTCTCAGCTAATGATAATTGCTGTTCATAATCCTTTTTCCATTGTTTACTCATCTAATTGATTTAATTTTCTTTCAGCATAAGACAACATGCTTTGACCACCCCATCCTAAAAAGGCAACATAACCTTTGTCCTTCCATGGTGTGTCTGCATAATCAGGATTTATTTTATTATAACCACCACCCTTTGTTCTTGATAAGAAACTGAAAGTCCTTTTGAGAGTTGATAGTGATAATGTTTCTCTAGCAATAAGCTGATTCATTCTAGCTAATCCAACTTCGGTCATTCCTCTGACTTCATCTCTGCCATGTTTTTCAATCCAATTTTTTACCCTTCTTGCATTATTAGTTGCAGATTGTGGATAGTCAGAATAACCTTCTTGCTTTTGTTGTTTCTTAGAACTCATTGGATGTCCTTCAGGTAATAAATCTGTATCGTGTTTACCAGACCTAAATTTACCATTCTTTAGAGCATATAAGAATGAATTAACTCTAGCCATTGCCCATTGGTCAGGACTAGAAACATTTGGTCTAACACTTTGTGGATTTGTATTATAAGCACCAACACCTCTTTTAAATACTTTTTTTAAAGTGCCTAATGATGTCTTTTTACTTGCAGCACTAACACTTGCATTGTGGTCTGCTACTTTTTTTTTTAATGCCTTTTCAACTCTAGCTGATACTTGCTTTTCTTCTTCTTCATCATCATGGTATCTCTTAACTGCTTCTTCATATTCTTCATGAGTTTCAAAAGGCATGTAAATTGTTTCACCATCATATTCATGTGTGTGAAATCCTGACCCACCTAATTCTCTGGCTCTAGCTTCAGCTTCTTGTTGAGTTGTGTAAGCATCCTCAAAACCTCTAATCCTATCTTTATTTACAACCTTATAATTGACATGCATTTTTTCCATATCATCTTCATCATCTTTGGCTGGTAGTTGTGGCTCTGGTAAATCAACATCTTCACCACTTACAGGCAATAAATTAGCTGGTATATAAAAATCATTCAATGCATCATTATCTTCTTCAGCATAACTCATTGCTGCTCTTTTTTCGTTTGGTGTTAGCCACCATGCTTGGGTCATTTGAGTAACAACCTTATCCATATCTTCTTGTAATTCTGGTATAACAGAAAAATCAAAATCAATGTAAATCTTTTCACCAAACTTAGGTGCTAACCATCTATTAAGTTCATCTCTAATTTTATATAGTTCAGGCATTACTGCATGTTGATATAATGCTGCCTTAGCACTTTTTTGATTGTTGTATGTTGATGAATCAGTATTGTTTAATAATTGAACTGGGACATTATAGATATTACACAGGTCTTTGACACTTGCATTGTATTGTTCTATTAATGAGAGGTCAGATGCAGATAATCCAAAATTAACCCATGATAATTTCTTTGGTGTTATAATTACATCACCAGCATTATTACTTGATTGATAGCTAGACCTAAATTTATCTTTTAATTGTTGTGCTTGGACTTCATTTAAATCACCTTCCTCACTCATCAATACACCTCTAGCCATTTGATTTTGTAAATACTTAACACCAGTTTCAGATGCTTCATTGTTTGTAGTCATTGCTCTGAATCCAGCTTTGAGTGGTGATTGACCATAAAGGTGTGAACCACTACCATCATAATATGGGTTAAAATCTTTTATATGACAAATTAAATCAGCTGCAATAGAATATTGACCATTGTACTCAACTCTGTATTCTTTGACTGGTTCTATAATACCACCAGAAATAACTTCCATAATTTGTGAAGGCATTACATATAATTCTTTGTATTTACCTACATTGTCACCAGTATCAGGACCAATGCCATAAATATATCTGTTGCCAGTTAGTTTACCAAATGCAACTAATTCTGTAATCCATGATGCATAAGATTGTGCTGGATTAGGTCGTTCTAATAATGCATGTAAATCTGTATGTTCTAATTCAACCAATGCATGTTTCTTTAACATATTAGCTTTATGGATAATTGTGCTATCAACCATTCCACTAGTCATGGCTTTATATCTTTTTAATTCATTTTCATTTACCATTTGATAAACACAAATAGGAACTGATGATGCAGCTTTAGCAATTAAATTTATGATTGAATAAACAGTCGCATTTTTTCTATAACCTTCGTTTATATAATTATCATCATTCTCAGGATTGAATACAACACTTTGACCTAGATAATTATAAATAGCTTGGTTATATTCTTTGGCTGTTTGTTGTGTGTTTTTTACAATAAGATTTTTAAACCTTTCAAAGAATGATGCCATTAATATAAAATTTTCTGTAAAAATACAAAATAATAAATTCTTGTATTATACAACAAAAAAGTCATTACGATTTTTATATTTAGAATAAATCAAATATCTCAATGCATCCATTAAATGATTGTTCTTATCAACAGGTTTATTAATTATAGTCCCATCTTTTAATTGTTCATATAAATAAGATTGTTGTTCTTTTTGTAGGTTCTTTGATTCTAATGAGCCAACAATGTCAAACTCTTTTAATAATGATATACCAGCATTGATTGACCCTTGACCTTTGATTGCTGGTTTTGCCCATATATCCATTTGTCTTAATTCCTCACCACTTTTAGGTTCTGCTGAATCATAATAACATAAATATTGATTGTAATTATTTGATTTAAGAAACTCTGCAATATCTCTATTGGTCATGCCTTTTTTGTAACACAATTCATGTACATAAATCTTATCATTCTTTTTACCAGCTAAAATGATAGCACAACTATCTTGACTAAATCCAAAGTCAATACCAATACCCCAATCATCTAATTCAGGAAACTCACTAAAAGGAATGTACTGCCAATCTCTAAATATTTGTCGTTCACTAAATACAGCTTTTTGTCCTAATCCATACACTCTCCAATAATCAGGGTCTTTGGCTTTTAGTCGTTCAATCTCTTTGACTAATTGTTCTGGCAGAAACTTATTGTCTTTGTATGTTGATAAAAACAAATCAGCATCATCTCTTTCACACAAATCATAAATCCAATGAACAGGGTCAGATGGGTTAAAGTCAATGATGATATTGGTCCTGGTTCTCATTGCTATCTGCCTGTATTCCTCTAACAATAATTCATTGCCTTCATTAAGCCATGCAATGTCTCTTGCAGAACCTCTAATCTTTTGTGAATCATCAGCTGAAAAGAACTCTAATGTATGACCATTGTAGCTGAATGTATTTTCGGCTTTATTAAAGATGCCATCCCAATATATACCTGTGTCCTTAGAAATATTTAGAAAGTCCCTTAGAACTGACCTTTTCAATGCTGGTAGGGTTTTTCTTATTACACTTATAACTAATGGTTCTTTTGTAATTGT